AGTTTTGAAGAAATAGACCCAATAATATACGAAGAACAATATGAACAGTTTTTAAATGGTTATTTAAGAGCAGTAGATGATGTTTATTGGTACGATAAAAAAGTGTTTGAATTAATAGCAAGAGGTAAAAGTGTAGCTGAATTAAGTAGGGAAACAAATATAGGTTATGGTTCGCTTTATAATACTTATAATAAGGTTAAGGATAAATTAAAAAATAAACTATTATGAAATTAGGAGACTTTATAGAATTAATTACAACGTACACAGGAATAAAATGGGTTGTAAAGAAATGGAGCAAACTAACAGGGAAAGACTGTGGTTGTGAAGATAGAAAAAATAAAATGAACGATGTAACACTTTGGTAAAATGACAATAGAAGATTCAAATATATGGGAAGATTTTAAAGCGAATGTAACAAACAAATTAACTCCTGAATATAGGAAAATATTATGTACCTTACACGCACAATACTATAACCATAAATACAACGAGCCTTGCACCTGTAACGGAAAGATATACAGGATGTGGATAGCTGACATCGACAGAGTATATGATAAACAAAATTCATAAGTTAGAAAAAGCAATAGTACTATTATTAAACCTTGATGGATGGAAACTTAAATGGACAGGAGAGGGTTCACAAAGTTGGGATGCAGAGGGTTTGACACCCAAAGGTAAAGAATGTGTTATAGAGATGAAGTTTAGAAATAAACACTATGATACAAAAATGCTTGAGAAAGCTAAATATGATAAACTAATAGGTACAGGTAAAGTTGCTTTATACTTTGTGAATGACCCAAAGGCAAACTATTTATTTTGGTTAAATGATATAGAGATGCCTGAACCTGTAAAAAAATACTGTCCTGATACTACGATGTGGACAAAGAAACGAGTTCTAAAACCTGTTTACCTACTTGAAGAAAGTAAGGCTATTATTATAAATAAAAACCAAAATGGTTTAAATAAAAATAATTCTGAAAATAATTAACAAAAATTGTTTATAATTAAAATATTTGTTTTATATTTGTAGTGTAGTTAGGAAATAACCTCTACATTAAATGACAAAATATTATGAATACATTTACAATTACATTTAAAAATGCATTAGGAGAATTGAAAACTGAAGAAATGACTTTAGATTTTATAACAGTACAAGGTGTTGTAGCTTGGTTTGAGGAAACTATTGGTTTAAGAGTAAAATCAATATCTAAACATTAAAACAAGTATTATGAATACAATTAAAAGAATTATTAAACAGTACAAGGAAAACAAGAACTTAATACCATTTAAGACAGTTATTTTAGATACAGGTGTTATCTGCCAACATTATAGAAACGGTAAAATAGAAGTGATATAATTAAAATGGATTAAATTAAACAAAATCTTAAAAAACTAAACGATATGAGATACAATTGGATAAAGATAATTACAGGGGCAATCGTAATAATATTAAGCGTATTGATATGGGTTAGTATCTACAATTTAATACGTATTTGGATATAATAGTAGAAATAATGGAACGATTAAACAGATTAATAGACTTATTCAAAACGTTAGATAATGCTTATGTAGTAAATGAGTTACTACTTATTAAGAAAGATATTGAAGAACTAAACAAGCAATGTTTTACGAACGGTTAGTATATGGTTTTGTAAGCCATAGCAGAAATTTACAATTAAATGAATATAAACTTAGTGGGCTTATAAACTATATACATTGTTACCCACTTTTAAAATTACGGATTATGAAAATAATTATTGAAAGAAACCAAAGTGAAAGACAAACACCAATAGTAACAATAGATACTAAAACGTGCCATTACCCTTATGCTATTAGAAACGCAATAAAATTAGCATTAGAGATAGATGGATATGCTAAAGAAACAATTAATGAGGTGTTTGGTATAATGCCTGATGTTGAATGTAAAGCAGAAAGTGAGTAATTTTTATTGTGGGTAACACCAAGATAACAAAGCGTTTTAATGCTTGTTATCGACTGTTGAACCACGTTTTAATGTGGTTGTTTAATTAAATTAAAACTAAAATAAATTATGAGAAGTACACAATTACATTACGAAACAGGAAAGGATTACGACATTATAGATGTGTGTAAGGATTACGCTCTTAACTTTAACAAGGGTAATATTCTAAAGTACATAGCAAGAGCAGGAAAGAAAGATAATGAGTTACAAGACTTACGTAAAGCATTAGACTATTTACAAAGAGAAATAACTTATTTAGAAGACAAACAAAAGGAATATATTAAACAAACAATAGATAGATAGTATGGAAGTATTTGACAATGAATTACACGATTATTTAGAAGAAAACGAAAACGAATGTAGAGAGTGTGGCACTCCTTGTAACAGAAGTTATTGTAGTGATGACTGTTTTAACGCATCTATGTTATGATTTTACTTGTAGATGCAGATAGCTTAATATTTGCAAGTTGTTATAGGAAAAGACTAACACCTGATGATAGTCCTTACTATGAACAATTATCGGATGCAACTGATAAGTTTGATGAACAGTTAATGGGTATTGTAAATGATTTAGAAGAAAACTACATCATAGATAAGGTACTTATATTTAGTGGTTCTTTAGGCAACTTTAGAAAGCTAATCACAAAGAAGTACAAAGCAAACAGAACTAACCAACAAAAACCACCATTATTAAATGAAGTACACAAATACGTTAAAGATAAACACAATTCTATTTATGGTTATGGTGTCGAGACAGATGATATGGTTGCAAGATATTGGTATGATTTATCAAAGCAGTTTGGAAGGGATGAGGTTATGATAGTTTCAATAGATAAAGATTACAAACAGTTTCCTTGCTTAATGTACAACTACCATTACAAACACAAAGTAGTTTATGACATTACAGAAGAAGAAGCAATGTACAATTTCTATGAGCAAATGATAATAGGAGATACTGCAGATAATGTAAATTACTTTAAGGGTAAGGGTAAAAAGTTTGCAGAAAACTATTTAGCAGAATGTAATAGCCATTACCAATACACTAAAACAATGTATGCTTTATTTAAAGAAGTACATAAAGGAAAAGCAAAACAAAGGTACATAGAGTGCTACAATTTATTAAAATTAAGAACAAATTAAAAGAGAGGAAAGATGGAGATTTTAGATGAAATTTATAATTATGTCAATAGTGTTTATGGAATTGATATAAAAGAAAATACAAGAAAAACAGAATATTCAGATGGTAGAGCGTTATTCTCCGTTATTGTAAGAAAGAAAACAAACTTTACTTATCAATGTATTGGAGATTATTTAAATAAAAACCACGCAACCATAATACATTCAGTTAAAAATGTTTCTAATTATTTAGATAAAGAAGTTATTGCTGAAGCATTAAATCACTTTGGTTTAAAAGATGAAATGCCAAGAGATACAATAGCTTATTTACAGGAGAGAACAAAACAGTTATCAGAACAATTGGAACAAAAAACAGAAGTATTAAGAATGATGCCAAAGTTAGAAGATGTTTATTCTAAATTAAATAATTTAAGCACAGATAAAAGACAACAAGTAAGTAGAAGAAATGAAGAACATTTTGATACTATACACAAGACTTTAAATTTAATAGAAACAAGAATAGAAACAGAATAGGATGAAGAACGATAAACAATTAGACTACTTAAAAGTAGTATTATTAGGACAATTAACTATTGAAGCAATAGAGGATTTACAGAACACAAACAAGTACAAACAGAACTTAAAAAATCAAGGCAACAAGTTTCTAAAGATGTTGGAGGGTTATGTGCAAGATGATTACAATACTGTGTACTTAAACAACCAAGAGATGACCACAAACGTTTTAAGAAAGATTGGAACGTTAATGGATAAGATTAAAAATTCTGATATTGATGAGTTGGTAATGATTGATGCGATAATAGATAAATACATAGACAACCAAGAATGGTTTATGGAACACGCATCTGCAGACTTTCTAAAGTTAGATTAAAATAAATAAAAATTAACTATATACTAATATGCAACTAATAAATATTCAAGAGGTTAAACCTAACGAAAA